AGACTTCTTGTTAGTAATACAGGGGTTTTGACAACAGAGGCTGTTTAGCAAAATCAAAAATGGACATAAGAAAAATTTCAATCGGAGCAGACTATAAGTCTGGCGCTATGCATTACATAGTAGGTCAGGATGTTTTAGGGGGCAGTTACGGAATACATCTTATTCAACATGATGTTGCCTCAGAATCTTACAAAATATGGATTATGAAGCGAGAAGAAGTTTTGCTTTGGAAAGAATTTAAATGTACCTTACCTATATCTTTAGAATATAATATAAACTTTTAATGAAATCTCCATACTCGTTTATTGTTAAACCTTATAACAATAGAAGGTACGATAATATTAAATCCTATGGTGACGTAGAATTTATTACAAGTACTTCAGAAGAAGATCACAAATCTTCTAATCGTTTTGCTATTGTAATAGCAACTCCTATAAATTACACAGGGCCTGTTAGAGAGGGTGATATACTTTTAGTACATCATAATGTATTTAAGTTTTATAACGACATGTATGGCCGCAGGAAAAGCGGTAAAAGCTTTTTCAAAGATGACCTATTTTTTGTTGATCCTGATCAGTTTTATCTTTACAAAACTAAAGACGAATCTAATTGGATGGGGTATAGTAAATACTGTTTTATTAAACCATTAAAAGCTCAAGAGTCTTATTTAAATAAAAACTCTAAGAACGAACCATTAAGGGGAACTGTTAGGTATATCAATGAAGAGTTAATAAAAAAGGGAGTTAAAATAGGGGATGAAGTTTTATATGAGCCAGAGTCAGAATATGAATTTATTGTAGATGATGAAAAACTATATCGTATGTTTACTAAAAACATAACAGTTGTGTTATGAGTAGAGAATGGGATTGGATGGATGATTTTAAGGAAGAAAATTATCCTTTAAAAAAAGCTAAACGTATTAAAAATGAATACAAAAGAAACAAAATTAAAAATAATAGAAGCAGGACACGAAGCGGTGATACAGCTGATCAAGGTGGCGAAGGAGGATATTATTAAATATGGTACAGATGATGAGTTAGCTGCGGATAGATTAAAAAATGCAGCAGCAACAAAAAAACTTTGTATTATGGATGCTTTTGAAATTTTAAAAAAAATACAAGAAGAAAATGATTTATTAGAAGGAGTTGACACTAAAATAAATAACACGCCAAAAGGATTTGCAGAATCAAGATCAAAATAAATTATATACAGAACTTAAAAATATAGTTCCTAAAAATGTTTTGACTACAAAAAACAAAGCTAAAAGCTGGACCTACGGTTATAATGAAAAATATAATTTTGTTGTAATATCTAAAACAGGTCAAATTGAAGATGTAATTAATGTAAGCGGATTAAACATTGCACTTCCTAAAATTCCTAAAGAAGTTTTTAAAAGATCGAATAAAAAAGAAGATCAATACTGGGAAGCTAAAACACTGCCAAAACAATTATCAAGAATAAAATCTATATTTCAATGGCATAATACTCCTGCAAGTTTTAAAAACGAGTGGGTAGATTATATTGAAAATGAATTTAACTTTAGGGAACAAGGTCATTGGTTTTTAAACAACGGAAAACCTACTTATATTACAGGTACGCACTACATGTATTTGCAATGGACAAAAATTGATATAGGGTCTCCAGATTTTAGAGAGGCAAATAGAATCTTTTATATTTTTTGGGAAGCTTGTAAGGCAGATAAAAGAAGTTTTGGGATGGACTATTTAAAAATTAGGCGTTCTGGATTTTCATTTATGGCTTCTTGCGAAGGAGTAAACATGGGTACAATAACAAAAGATGCTCGAATTGGAATACTTTCTAAAACAGGTTCTGATGCAAAAAAAATGTTTACAGATAAAATTGTACCTATATCTAACAACTATCCTTTCTTTTTTAAACCCATACAAGATGGTATGGATAAGCCTAAAACAGAATTAGCTTATAGAGTTCCAGCAGCAAAGATCACTAAGAAAAATATGTATCTAACTGAGGAACAAGAGCTTGAAGGATTAGACACAACTATTGACTGGAAAAATACTGGAGACAACAGTTATGATGGGGAAAAATTACGTTTACTATTACATGATGAAAGTGGTAAATGGGAGCGACCTGATAATATTTTAAATAACTGGAGGGTTACAAAAACGTGTTTAAGATTAGGTAGTAAGATTGTTGGAAAGTGTATGATGGGTTCAACATCTAATGCTTTAGAAAAAGGTGGGGCTAATTTTAAAAAACTGTATTACGATTCTGATTGTACTAACCGTAACTCAAATGGTCAAACTAAAAGTGGGTTATATTCACTTTTCATCCCTATGGAATGGAATATGGAGGGGTTTATTGATATGTATGGTATGCCTGTTTTTAGTAATCCTAATAAACCAGTGCTTGGCATAGATGGTGAAATGATTTCACAAGGCGCAATAGTGTACTGGCAAAACGAAGTAGATTCATTATCAAGCGATCCAGATGCTTTAAATGAATTTTATAGACAGTTCCCAAGAACTGAATCGCATGCATTTAGAGATGAGAGTAAGCAATCATTATTTAATTTAACTAAAATATACCAACAAATAGATTACAATGACTCTTTGATTATGGGTCAAAACATGACTCAAGGATCTTTTTCTTGGGAAAATGGAATTTTAGATAGTCGAGTAATCTGGAGTCCTGATAAAAGAGGAAGATTTTTTGTATCTTGGTTACCTGAAAGGTCATTACAGAATAATGTAACAATAAAAAATGGAAGGAAATATCCAGGTAATGAACATGTAGGTTCGTTTGGATGTGATTCATATGATATTTCAGGAGTTGTAGTTGGTAAGGGATCAAATGGTTCTTTACATGGTATGACTAAATTTAATATGGACAATGCACCAAGCAATGAATTCTTTTTAGAATATATAGCTCGGCCTCAAACCGCAGAAATATTTTTTGAAGAAATATTAATGGCTTGTGTGTTTTATGGAATGCCAATATTATGTGAAAATAATAAACCTCGTTTATTGTATCACTTAAAAAATAGAGGTTATAGAGGGTTTAGTATAAATAGACCTGATAAAACATTTAATAAATTATCTAAAACAGAAAAAGAGTTAGGTGGGATTCCCAATTCAAGTGAAGATGTAAAACAATCACACGCTTCTGCAATAGAGTCGTATATAGAAAAACATGTTGGTTTAGATTTAATCGAAAATTATAGAGACAGTGATGAAATGGGTATAATGTATTTTCAAAGAACTTTAGAGGATTGGGCAAAATTTGACATTAATAATCGAACAAAGTTTGATGCGTCAATTAGTTCTGGGTTAGCTATAATGGCAAACCAAAAACACTTGTACACACCTGCTAAAGAAAAATCGAAAATAAGCATTAACTTTGCAAGATATAATAACACGAATTCAGTTAGTCAATTACTTAAATAAATGAAAGACGTAAAGATACAAGTAAATGCTTCTGCATTTCCAGACCAATTTGCATCAGACTCCGTTAAAGATTCAATGGAGTTTGGACTTCAAGTGGGACAAGCAATACAATATGAATGGTTTAGAAAAGACAGTGGCTCTTGTAGATTTTATTCTCAATGGGGAGACTTTAATCGTTTAAGATTATATGCTCGTGGAGAACAGTCTGTAGCTAAATATAAAAATGAATTAGCAATTGATGGTGATTTAAGTTATTTGAATTTAGACTGGACACCAGTTCCTATTATTCCAAAGTTTGTTGACATTGTAGTCAACGGAATGAATGACAGGATGTTTAAAGTTAAGGCAGTTGCGCAAGATGCATTATCGGCTGAAAAAAGAAACCAATATCAAGAAATGATAGAGGGTGACATGCTTGCAAAACCTTTACTTCAGCAAGTTGAAGATGATTTTGGTATTAATGTATTTCAAACTAAAGAAGAAGATTTACCAGAAACAGATGCAGAGTTAGAGCTTTTCATGCAAATGAATTATAAGCCATCTATTGAAATTGCTACTGAAGAAGCTATAGATACTTTATTTCAAGCAAGTCATTACAACGATACAAGAAAAAGAGTTGATTATGACATTACTTGTTTAGGTATTGGAATGGCAAAACATATATTTTTACCAGGAGAAGGTGTAAGAGTAGAGTATGTTGATCCAGCAAATGTTGTTTACAGTTACACTGAAGACCCTTACTTTAAAGATACTTTCTATTGGGGAGAAATAAAAACAGTTCCAATTACAGAATTAATAAAAATTGACCCTGATTTAACTAACGAAGATTTAGAAGAGATTTCTAAATATAGTCAGTCTTGGTATGACTACTACAATTCTCAGCAATTTTATGAGAATAGTATGTTCAGTAGGGATACCGCTACATTATTATATTTTAATTATAAGACTACACATACTTTTGTTTATAAAAAGAAAAGCATGCCAGACGGTACATTTAAAACTGTTGAGAAGGATGATCAATTTAATCCACCTCAAGAAATGATGGACGAAGGTGGGTTTGAAAAAATTACTAAGACTATTGATGTGTGGTATGATGGTATTATGGTAATGGGAACTAATATTATGCTTCAATGGAAACTTGGAGAAAATATGGTTAGACCAAAATCAGCCAGTCAATATGCTATGCCTAACTATGTTGCTTGTGCGCCAAAAATGTACAAAGGAAATTTAGAGTCTTTAGTTAAGAGAATGATACCCTTTGCTGATTTAATTCAAATTAGTCATTTAAAAATACAACAAGTAGTTTCAAGGGTAGTTCCAGACGGTGTGTTTATTGATGCTGATGGGTTGAATGAAGTTGATTTAGGAACTGGTAACGCATATAACCCTGAAGATGCATTGCGTTTGTATTTTCAAACAGGTAGTGTTATTGGGAGAAGCTACACACAAGATGGCGAATATAATAATGCAAGAGTTCCAATTACTCAGTTAACTGCAAATAGTGGTGCAAGTAAAATGCAAATGCTTATCGGAAACTATAATCATTACATGGATATGATTAGGTCTGTAACTGGATTAAATGAAGCTCGTGATGGATCAAGTCCTGATCCTAATTCATTAGTTGGTGTACAAAAGTTAGCAGCATTAAATTCTAATGTAGCTACAAGACATATTTTAAATGCAAGTTTATATATTACAAAAACTTTAGCAGAATGTTTATCTATTAGAACAGCAGATGTTTTAGAGTTTGCTGATTTTAAAGATGAGTTTGCAATGCAAATAGGTAAATACAATTTAAGTATTATAGAAGATATTAAAAATTTATATCTTTATGACTTTGGTGTATTTATAGAGTTAATGCCAGATGAAGAAGAAAAAGCTATGTTAGAACAAAACATTCAAATGGCTTTATCTAAATCAGATATTAATCTTGAAGATGCTATTGATATTAGGGAGATTGCTAATTTAAAAATGGCTAATCAATTACTTAAAGTAAAAAGAAAAGCCAAGCAATTAGCTGAACAACAAGCACAAGCACAGCAACAACAAATGCAAGCTCAAATGCAAATGCAAGCGCAACAAGCTGCTGCGCAAATGGCTATGCAGACTAATGAAGCTGAGACTCAATCTAAGATTGCTGTTAAGGAAGCAGAGGTTGCTTTTGATATTCAAAAATTACAAAGAGAAGCTGAATTAAAACAACAGTTAATGCAAGTGGAATTCCAAATGCAAATGCAGTTAAAAGGTTTAGAAAGCGAAAACTTAAAGAGCAGAGAAAATGAAAGAGAAACTGCGAAAGATAAAAGAATTAGTCAACAGTCAACACAAACTTCTAAAATGATTGAACAGAAGAAAAGAGATTTACCAGCTATAAACTTTGAGTCTAACGAGGATAGTTTAGATGGTTTTGATTTGGCTGAATTTAACCCAAGATAAATAGTCTAAAATTATAATTAAATTAGTATTAACTTTGTTAAAAATAAAATCAAATGGAATTTACAGTAAAAGCAGTTGACGGAAATGTCGAAGAAAAATCAAGAGCGCAAGTTGAAGAAACTTTGTTAAAAGAACACGAAGAACAATTTGAGCAAAAAAAAGTAGAAGACGACTCTATTGAAAAAATAGATTTTAGTAATAAAGAAAATTCAACTACCGAAGAAACATCGGTTGATGAAACTAAGAATGAAGAAACATCTTTACCAGAATTAAGTGATGATGATGTTATTTCATATATAAAGAAAAGATACAATAAAGATATCAATTCTGTTGATGAATTATTTGCGGAAAAAGAGGCAAATTCTGAGTTACCAGAAGACGTATCTGCGTATTTAAAGTACAAGCAGGAAACTGGGCGTGGTATTAATGACTTTTATAATTTACAAAAAGACATTGATGACATGGACGATAATGCTGTACTTGCTAATTATTATGAGTCGACTGAAGAAGGTTTAGACTCGGATGATATTCAGGACATTATTGAAGATAAGTTTTCCTATGATGAAGATTTAGATGATGAAAAAGATATTAGAAAAATAAAGTTAGCAAAAAAACGAGAACTTTCTAAGGCAAAGAAGTTTCTTAATGAACAGAAAGATAAGTATAAAATTCCTCTTGAGTCAAGTGGGGGTGGATTATCAGAAGATCAGCAAGAAAATATTAATGCTTATAAAAAGTACATGGAGGAATCCGAAAGTGTTGCGGAGGTAAACAGTAAAAGGTATAATTATTTCTTAGATAAAACCGAGTCGGTTTTTAACAACGAATTCAAAGGTTTTGAGTTTTCAGTTGGTGATAAAAATATTTCTTTTAAACCAGGTGATGCACAAGAACTTAAAAACGTTCAATCTGACGTTAACAATTTCGTTAACAAATTTATGGACAAAGAGGGTTTGATTGTTGATCCAGTCGGATATCATAAAGCCTTATCGGTTGCTATGAATCCTGATAAGTTTGCAAAACACTTTTACGAACAAGGGGTTGCTGCAACTGTAGATAATGTTTCGAGAAAATCAAAAAACATTAATATGGATGTTAGACAACAATCTCAATCGGTTTCTAAAAACGGAATTACGATTAGACCTATGGGTTCAAGTAGCGACAGTGGAAGAGGACTCAAAATTAGAAGTAGAAAAAAATAATTAATTTTAAAAAAAACAACAAATTATGGCAGTAAATGTAGCCCCAGGATTTGACTTGCAGCCAAGTGCGCAGCAAACTCCTTTATCAACAAACTACATAACTAACTTTGATTTCTTGAATCAGTATCTTCCAGATACTTATGAAAAGGAATTTGAGCGTTATGGAAACAGATCAGTAGCATCATTCTTAAGAATGGTAGGCGCTGAAATGCCTTCAACGTCTGACCTTATCAAATGGGCAGAACAAGGAAGATTACACACTAAATATCAAGCATGTACATCAGCAGGTGCTGCTGGAGTTGACAATGCTGTTTGGACAATTCCAAACAATATTGCAAACTTTAACCCAGCTTTAGCAGGAACATCAAGTCAAGCAGCTTTAAGAGCAGGACAGACTGTAATGGTATCTGATAATACACCAGGTTCAACTTTACAGAACAAGGGTATTATATCAGTAGCTCCAACAGCAGGTGCGCCAAACGTAGTAACAATTGCATACTATGAAGGTGGTGGTCAATCAATGGCAGCAGCAACTTCATGTGACATTTTTGTATACGGTTCTGAATTTGCAAAAGGTGTGAACGGAATGCAAGGGTCTTTAGAATCTGATGATTTTATTTTCTCAAACAAACCAATCATTATCAAAGACAAGTATTCTGTTTCTGGTTCTGACATGGCTCAAATTGGATGGATTGAAGTTACATCTGAAAATGGCGCTTCTGGATACTTATGGTATTTAAAATCTGAACATGATACAAGATTACGTTTTGAAGATTACTTAGAAACAGCAATGATCGAAGCAGTACCAGCAGCAGCAGCATCTGGTGCAGGAGACTACTTACAAGGTACAGCGGCAGGAGCTTCTGTAGCAGGAGAGTCTGGATCTGAAGGGATTTTCTTTGTAGTAGGAAATAGAGGTAATGTATTCGGTGGTGGAAACCCACAGACTTTAGCTCAATTTGATAACATTATTCAAAGACTTGACAAGCAAGGTTCTATTGAAGAAAATGTTATTTTTGTAGACAGACAATTTTCATTTGATATTGACGATATGTTAGCAACACAAAACTCTTACGGAGCAGGTGGTACTTCATATGGTTTATTTGACAATGACAAAGACATGGCGTTAAATTTAGGTTTCACAGGATTCCGTAGAGGTTACGATTTCTACAAGTCTGACTGGAAATACTTAAACGATCCTACAATGAGAGGTGGTCTTAATGCAGGTAAAGTTAATGGACTTTTAGTTCCAGCTGGCTCTACAACTGTATATGATCAAGTCTTAGGAAAGAATGCTAAGCGTCCTTTCTTACACGTTCGTTACAGAGCTTCAGAAACTGAAGACAGACGTTACAAGTCTTGGATTACTGGTTCAGCTGGTGGTGCAAGAACAAGTGACTTAGATGCAATGGAAGTGAACTTCTTGAGTGAGAGAGCTGTATGTACTTTAGGTGCAAACAACTTCTTCTTATTCCAAGATGCATAGTAAATAGTAGTAATATTTACCCTCGTTATAATGACGAGGGTAATTATTTTTTATAAATCAAATTAAATTATATTATAATGGCAACAAAAAAAGTAGAGTACAAAGCAAAATCCTATCGCTTAAAAGGAGGTCAATCTCCTTTATCATACATGTTATCATCTCGACATTCATCGAGATCACCTTTATTACATTTTAACGAAGAAACAGGAGTTAATGAACCATTACGCTATGCGCGTAATCAAAAGTCACCTTTTGAAAATGAACAAGATGGTAATGCTATATTAGAGCCAATTGTTTTTGAAGATGGTATGTTAACTGTTAGTAAAGAAAATCAAGTATTACAAAAATTTTTAAGTTTACATCCAAGTAACGGATTTGTATTTGAGGAAATAAACAAAGAACGTGATGCTGCGGCTGAATTAGAACAAGTTGAATTTGAGTTAGAGGCTCAAATAGAAGCTAAAAAAATCACTAAAGACACTTCTAAATTAACACAAATATGTAGAGTGTTAATGGGTAATGCTGTAGAAAACATGACAACAGCGGAGTTAAAAAGAGATATATTAGTTTATGCTAAAAACAATCCAGAAGATTTCTTAGACACTCTTAATGATCCAATGTTAGAGCTTATGGATGATGTGTATCAGTTTTTTAACTTATCACTTTTATCTGCAAGAAACAATGGAAAAGATGTTTATTACAATCTTCCAAATAACAAAAAGAAAATGCTTACTATTCCTTTTGGAGAAGACCCTAATTTTATAGTTGCTTCATTTATGAAAAGCGATGAGGGTTTAGAGGTTTATAAACTTCTTAAGAATAAAATAAAGTAAAACCAATAACTAACTGGAAAATTAGCTACCTTAAAAGGGTGGCTTTTTTTTTGTTATCTTTGTACTTTATTAACCCATTAAAACCTTTTTATAAAATGGCAAAATTTCTTAAAATCACAAATGCTCCTATTACTGGTCAATTGATTAGTATTGATGGAGTAAAAGCGGTTGCTACAGCAACAGCTACGGCAGTAACAGTTACAATCGATTATGTTGATGGAACTACTACTACAATTACAACAGCAGCTCAAGTAGCTCATGATGTGTACACTTCTATATTAGATAATATGGAAGTAGCATTAGCTACATCTTGGCAGAATCCTTATTATGAGGTAAGTCTTCCAAAAGCTGTAACAAGTATTGTTAATGCATAACAGCATTAATTAAACAATTAAAGAGAGGTTCTAAAAAAAATAGGGCCTCTTTTTTTTTGCTATCTTTGTAAAAAGAATTAATTATGCCAATAAACGAAGTACGAAATACGGTATTAGCAATAGCGAACAAAAACAACTACGGATATATTTCACCACAAGACTTTAATCTTTATTGTGCGCAAGCTCAAATGGATATGTTTGAGGATTATTTTTACCAGTACAACAATCAGTTACTTAAAGAAAACCAAAGAGCATCTGGTACAGGATATGCTGATATTACAAAAGGATTAATAGAGGTTATTGATAGTTTTTCAGCAACCCAAACTTTAATATCTCCTGGTATAAATTTATTTAATTTACCTTCTAATTATTATTTAATTAATAAAATTAATTATTACCCTACGGTAAGTACATCAGGAACAACAACAGCAGCAGGTGCGTTAACTTTAACGGACGCTACAGCTACTTTTACAAGTACGGTGACAGCAGGTCAACTTGTTTCATCTACGTCAACGACAAGCACTACAGCAGGCCAGACAGCTTATGTTGTTAGTGTTGATAGCAATACTCAATTAACTTTGTCTCAAAGTATATTTGGAACTGCACAAACAATTGGAAATAGTTACACAATTGTAGCTAACACTGGTATTGTAGAAGTGGAGAGAGTCAATCAAGATAAAATATTTTATTTAAATTCTTCACCTCTTACATCTCCGTCCGCAGGATATCCTGCATACGTTTTAGGTGGTGCTACTACTACAGAATCAGGAAACACAATAAGTGTTTATCCAACTACATTAACAACACCAGGAACAATAATGTCTCAGTATGTTAGGTATCCTAATCCACCAAACTGGACTTATGCTACTTTATTAGCTGGAGAGCCTTTATTTGATCCTACGGCTGATGACTACCAAGACTTTGAATTACCATTATCTGATGAGCCTACTTTGATAGCAAAAATATGTCAGTATGTAGGTATTGAAATAAGAGAGGCTGATGTTTATAATTTTGGTACTCAAGAGTTACAACAAGAACAACAAACACAAGGATAGATGGCATATATAAACGACTACGCATATTACGCAAATTCAGGAACAGCGCCAACGAACGCTAATTGGGGTTCGTATCAGTATGTTTCATTGGCAGATATAGTTAACAATTTTATGTTAATGTATCAAGGAAACCACGAATTGATAAACAACATTGAAAGATATCAAATATTATTTCACGCAAAGAGAGGCGTTCAGGAATTAAATTATGATGCAATGAAGGAAATAAAAATTCTTCAATTAGACATCACTCAGCAATTAAGATTTGTATTGCCTCAAGATTATGTAAATTGGGTTAGAATTTCTCAATTTAGAAACGGAGGTTTACATCCTTTATCTGAAAATATTCAAACAAATTGGTCTTCTGCTTATTTGCAAGACAATAGTTCTAATATTTTATTTGATCAAAACGGAAATGTTTTAAGACCACAAGATTCAGAAGTAGATTTAGCAAGAATTTTACGAGGTAATAAAAGTATATATTTAAATCAAAGTAGTGCATATAACGGATCTGAAGGATATTGCTGTGATGGTAATTGGTATTTTGATTATGCTATAGGCGCACGATTTGGTTTAAATACTGAAACCGCAAACTCAAACCCTACGTTTACTATAGACAAACAATCTGGTGTAATTAATTTTAGTAACATATCAGGTGCTGCCTCTATTGTTTTAGAGTATGTATCAGACGGTATGAAAAATGGTGTTGACACTGAGGTGCAAGTAAATAAATTATTTGAAGAATATATTTATGCTTATATTAAATATTCTATTTTAAATGGTAGATTAGGTGTGCAAGAGTATGTTGTAAATAGAGCAAGAAAAGATAAATCTTCTCTACTACGAAATGCAAAAATAAGACTAAGTAATATACATCCTGGAAGACTTCTAATGAATTTAAGAGGCCAGAATAAAATTATAAAATAATATGCCAATAGTTACAACAAATTTTATTGCAGGTAGAATGAACAAATCTGTGGATGAAAGACTTCTTCCTCCAGGTGAATATGTTGATGCAATGAATGTACGTTTAGGCTCTACAGAAGCTACTGAAATAGGAGCTGTAGAGAACTCAAAAGGAAATGAGCAGCTAACTACCATTCAATACAACGGAGTGGCTTTAAGCTCTGCTGCTGTGTGTATAGGGGCGTATGAAGATGGCGTTAGAGAAACTATTTACTGGTTTATTCATGACGGTTCAAATACTGAAGCTCCTGGTGGAGTTGTTGATTTAGTGGTATCATATAACACTACTAATCAAATAGTTAATTATCATGTAATTACAGTTGGGATTTTAAATTTTGATCCTTTATTTTTAATAACAGGCGTTGATTTAATTGAAGATTTATTGTTTTGGACAGATGACAAAAATCCTCCTCGAACATTAAATATAAACAGAAATTACCCAGAACCAATTGCAAATGTAGATCAAATTATAGAAGAAGATATATCTGTAGTCGTAAAGCCACCTGGTTTTGAAAACATTGTAGGTGCAAATATTCCTTTACCAGCGCCAACATTAAATTTTTTAAATATTGCAGGTAATCAAAACTATATAGAAAATAGATTTTTATGTTTTGCATATAGATATAGGTATGAAGATGGGCAGTATAGTGCAACATCTTTGTTTACCAATCCAGGATTTGTTCCTCGTCCATTTCAATTTAGTACAAAAAACTATTGTAATGACGGAATGTTAAATCTGTATAACGGAATTGAAGTTAAATTTTCTACTGGTAGTTCAAGAGTAAAAGAAGTTGATTTATTATTTAAAGATACTAATTCAAATACATTAAATGTAATTGAAAGATTTAAAAAAGAAGATTTTGGTTGGGCGAATAATACAAGTAAATCTTACACTTTTACTAACAATAAAATATACACTGTATTAGGTAATGATGAATTACTTAGACAGTTTGATAATGTACCACGTTTAGCAAAAGCTCAAACAATACAAGGTAATCGTTTAATGTATGGTAACTATGTAGATGGTTATAACATTTCAAGACCAGATGCAAATGGAAACACAATTGCTGTAGACTACAACACAAGTTTAATTAATAGTGTTATAGGTTTTGCTGAATTACCATTAGGTCTTTTAAATAATGGGTTAACATACACTTTAGATCCAAATCCTGGACAAAGTGAAATTATTACTAATTCAAAAGTTACTATTGATTTTTCTTCAATTGCTGATAAATTAAAAGCTAATTCTTTAATAGGGTTAACATTTAATTTTGACAGTGATAAAAGAGTTTTTTTCCCAACAGGAACTGCTGCTGCTACTGCAAATATTAATTTTGAAAATCAACCTTTCACCCTTTCTGTAAATATAACATTAGATCAAGACTATTCAAGTCCATATGATTTTTTTAATAGCCCATTGTTTGCAGAACGTATTGGTACTATTCTTGGCACTAATTTTCAACCTATCGCTACAGCTGATCAAGGAAACTCATTAACAGATTTTTTTAATAATGAACTTTCATCTCCAGCTATAGGAACGTATCCCTTTGTTAAATTTAATAGTAGTATTTCAGATGCGTCAATACAACAAGGATTTAATATTTCAAATTTTTCTCCAGGATCAAACACTTGTGATATTCAAACTATTGCAATGGCATTTCTGAGTACTGATACATCAGATCCTGCTAATCCTATAACTACTAAATTATATGAATATTTTAGATTTATATCTGTAGAAGCTGCTTTTACAACAGACTTAGACACAGGAAGTTTACATAGTGATCGTGACTATGAAACAGGTATTGTATACAGTGACGAGTATGGAAGGTCTTCTACTGTTTTGGTTTCTGAATATAATACTGTTTATGTAGAACCTGGTAATAGTATTACCTCAAATAGTATACAAGTTGCGGTATCATCCAGAGCGCCATATTGGGCTGAACGATATAAATTTGTAGTTAAACCAAGCAAAGCAGGTTATGAAACTATTTTTTGTAATTTTTATTATGTTAGACCAAGTGATAATATGGTTTTCTTTAGGCTTGAAGGAGATAATGCAAACAAGGTTCAAAAAGGACAGACTCTTGCTGTAAAAGCTGATGTAAGTGGACCGCTATCAAGAGTTGAAACATGTGAAATTTTAGAAATCAGTGCAGAGCCAACCAATTTTTTAGATGATGA